AAGTCTTTGGTTATGTTTTGAAGATTAGTTCCTGTACCCCAAGGGGCTTCTGAAGATGACCAACGCCCTGTCTCTGTGCCTGCGACATTATAAGAACAACGAATGCGGTTGTCTTTATCTCTTGTAGTTTCTAGCACACCAAGTTGTTTGTCGATATCACGTAAGGCAAGAATTGCATTGGCAAATACTTTTGCTCGTGGATAATTTTCGCGCAGTTTCTCTAGCGCCTCACGATCTGTTGAAACTTTTGACTTCCCCTTTTTATAGGACATGATCTTAGGTATACCTAAGTGTACATAAAATAAATCCTGTAATTGTTTTGGTGAAGCGTGGTTTAAATCTTTACCTGTTGCCGCCTGTGAAAATAGATTTAACATTCGCTCTAATTTCAAACGCGCTTTTTTCAAGGGGGCACGCATGTTCTTAACTTTCTCTAGGTCTACGCGCAAACCCTTCTGCATCATAGCCATCGCAGGCTTGAGGCTATCTATTTCAAACTGATATGTTTTGGAAGTGGTATCGTCTAATTCTTTTTTGATCTTCTGCCAAATCTCTAGAGTCACCGCGCAATCTAAAGCGCAATAAGTCCAGAGGATCTGCTCAGAATCGAGTTCGATATTTTGTATATCTACGTTCTTTATTATTTTTGCCATTGCTTTTGTCTCCTGTATTACTCATAGTCTCTCTCAATTATCATGTCGATATAATGTTTTGCTTTTAGTAAGTCTTGCTTGCCACCCTTGTCTTGGTGTCTACAGATATACTTGATTGCATTACCTTCTGCAAAAAGAAATTTGTTCTGGTTAACGAACTCCGATGGTTGTATCTTGAACTTCTTGTAATGATCGCCACCCACTTGAGTTGAGTATGTGGTTGTTGCTCTATTACTTGTATAACTCATCTATTCCACCTATAATATTAAATACCTCGTTGCGAACATACTGCGGATTTAAGAATGCATAGTCGCAAACAAGACTAAAATCTTCTGTCTTTCCGCGCAACCATATCTTGGCGCGCTCTTTATTTGATAGACTTTCGCGTGCCTTATTGGTCGACATAAAGTCTGATATCGCTTGGTCAATTACTGATCTCCACAATCGTACTTCACTTTCGATAGTTACTAAATCATTTGGTATATGTAACTCCGCAAAGTATGGAGCACGTTTCGCCATTATTACATCTATTCATCTCTCTTAGTACTCTTTGAAAACTTAGCCATCGTTTTCCAAGCACCCTCGTTTGTATATATCGAACCTAAAAAGCCTAAGCCTTTCTGTTGTTCGGGCTGTAATGCATGTTGGGCATGCATTGTATCATGAATAGTTCCCGCTACTTTTATATTGTGTTTATATTGTAGCCACGACACATCATACGTTTGGTTCTGTGCGACCTTCGTAATCTTTTCATTTTCAAGGATGCGTTTTATCCAAGCCCATGCTTGTTGCTCATGGGTAACATCAGTCCAATAGTTTTGGAGTACGTTTCGTTTGTCCTTGAATGGTATAACGAGAGCGACAGTATCGCTTGGAGCGAAACCAATACAAGTAATAAAACCGCCGCCTGTTTCAATGTCGAAACTGAGTGGCTGATCTTCGTTATTCTCTCTAATATACTTTTGTTCGAAGTCCTCGAGGTCTTTGATTTCTGGTTCAATCCATAACTCTCTTTCTTTTATTTTAATTTCTGGTGTGTTTGATTCTTCGACTGCCTTCTTGATATCTGCTAAGACAATAGGTCTGAAGTCAAAGTTTCTAATGACGGCACTAGGACTAAACGTAGGCATAACTTTGGTCCCACCAGTGAGGTCCGATTTGAGAATGGTTCCCCTGTAAGTACCTATCTTGTCTAGTCCTGTCAGCGCCCATAACGCAAGGCTACCCATGGCAATAATGACATTAGGTTTGCACGCGTTAAGCTCGTTTTGCAACCGCTCTAACTCGCTCTCATACTCGGGCTTTAGAAAGCCGAAGCCATTCACAGGATACTTCGAGCGCCACTTATTCTCTTTACTAAACTTAGAATAGTTCTTCTTGTTCATAAAGAAATGGGCGGGGTTCTCCTGTGCTGGCTTCTGAGCGAGAGCATGCGTAAGCAAACAGTTCTCCACATTTAGTTCTAATATCTCACACATCTTGTGAAACATTTTTCCCGTACTACCAATCATGATTTCACCAAGACGTTGCTCATCCGTAGTTGGAAAATCAAATACGAAAGCTATCTTGCAATCACCGTTAGGTTGTTGTGAAGGTACTGTCTGCTTATTCATGTTAGAGTATTCTCTTTATTGTTGGTTGTAGAATATCTTTATTCTGCCCCACCATCTCGTGCTTGATTAAGCCCTTGAAGGTTTTACCAATTGCCATCTCTAGCAATTCACTGTAAGGCAGGTCTTCCACATGACCCATGTCTAACCCATTGGTTAGAAACGACTTCAATCCTGTTGCAGGATTGTTTACTTTCAAGGCATTAGGTGTAGCCCAGAACTCCATACGAGTTGGCTGTGCATCCTTGAGTTTATCCTCAGTTAAGTCTGAGTCAATCACTCCGATCGCCTTGACGTTTACTCTGATGAGAGGGGTATTATTCTGCCCCACTTCATCTGCTCTATAAGAAGTTATAGAGAACTCATAACTACCCTCTGGTAGCACGACAGAATCGGGCGTGTCATTGGGCGTCATGTTTAAAAAGTCAGCAACATTAGACATTATTTATCTCCTTTCGTATTGCTCTCTTTGAGTTTAGACTGTGCGTTCTTTTGAATAGATTCAAATAACTTGTTCAAGTCAAGTTCAATGTTCGGCTCTATTAAAGATGGCGCGGTAACTTTCAGATCCATCTTGTGGTCTGACATTGTACGTAACGTGCGCTCTGTTCCTTTGCTAGATGAACGAGTATCTATTCTGCATACACAGTTAAAGTATCTACCAATCTTAGTAGATAGCTTCGACCCAACAGATGTAGGATATGCTTTGGACACACCCATCTCACCTTCCATGTACTGCATATGCGTGGTCACAATGACATTACATTTCACTTCATCACCTGTGATATATTGTATAATGTTTTGGACATCACGCGCCGCGGCACCCCACTCGGGTTGGCTAGCTTGCTCTGTTGGTTTTTTGTTATTAAAGACGAGAGCCGCTCTTAAGGCAGCTTCGCCCATCAGTGTGAGGGAATCAATCACTAGAACTGTATCGTCTCCCCATTCTTTCACAGGACCTAAGTCCTCATCACCATCTTTCCAGTGTGATAATAACCGTGCCCCTCGTCTGAACGAGTCAGCCTGTCCTAGTGAATCTCTTAACGTAACATATGATACGTTCTTTACTGCCTCGGGTTTTAAAAACTCGGGCAAGATATCAAGTCCGTCATCATAGTCTAGTATACGTAGCTTCTTGCCAGCATTAGCTAAACTCGCTAGAGCTGACGTTTTACCAGAGCCACTATCTCCACAGAGTAATAGCTTGGTAACACTTGTTGATTTATGTTTACTTATGTTTGCCATAAACTGGTCTCCTATAATGTTTTGAATTATATATTATTAAAAAGATTTGTCAAGAAAATTATTTACCACCCTTGATAACTTCAAGTTCTTGTGGTTTTGTTTCTTCTAAATCTGGGTGATACTCTTGAGTAAAGTCATTACCAAAGAACATTCCCCTTTGTGATTTCGCATGAGCACATGCTTCTCTATATCTACAACCACCGTAGTTTCCACATGATGTGAAGTTCGCGGGATAGTATTGTGAGTTAGCATACACATCTGATATACTAAGGTGATGCAACGTATCATTGTACCACTCATCAATCAGTTCTTTCGGTACGTTGTATACTTGTCTTGCAAACCTTGTAAAATTCGCGCCTGTCTGTACTGCGTCAATGATGAAGCCATCAACAGGCAACTTCAATACTTCGCGACACGCCCAGATATATGCGAACACTTGGTTGTTCGGCATGTAGCCATTGAAATACCATTCAGATAAAGATGACTTGGTTGTTTTCGTATCAACCAGATACAGTCTGTCATCAATAGAAACAATCTTATCTATACGACCACTGAACCTGTGACCTTGGTCACCAATGGGTACTTCAAACCTTTGTTCCAATGCGGGCGATCCGTCTGGCATGGTCGCTAGCTTTAGCTTATCATCCCAGAACTCCTCTGCTTTCCACACAACCGCTCGGAGCGCCGCCTCTAGTCCTCTTGCATTTTCATCAGCAAGTTTTAAGTCCTCACCAAATTCGCGCAAGACGGAAGCTACTGCACGTTTCGTGGATTCATTCTTTGTTAAACCCTCGTGCCTTGCCTTGTCTAGTTCTTCTAAACCATGGTGTACTGCGGAACCAAATCCCGTAGCACTGGAGTAGCTTGTAGATTTCCAACCGTCTAATACAGACAGCTTGTAATATCTAGGGCAAGCTAAGAAAGAACTTAGGCTTGAAGTGTCCCATATCTTTTGAACAGGTTGACCATTGTCATCCCATACAAACTTTCTAATTCTTGGTAGTTCGCTCTCACTCATATTGTCTCCTTAAGTTTCTGATACTAGCATATCCAAAATGTTTTTCTCAAACTTCTTTGGTGCTGTGGTTGTCGCACTCTTCTTGGATATACGTTTACCGCTTGACTCTGCATCACGCACATTGATGCGTGTCGCCTTTAAGTACTCTATTATTTTTTGAATCGCCACCTCATCATTAGATAACTCGACTGAATCTTTCTCTAATAACTCTGTTGGTATTGTAATCTCCTGTGTCTCACTCATGTTGTCTCCTTAATGTTTTGTTGATGGGTCTGTCTTTGTTGAAGCAAATACAGAATCCATTGTGTCTCCTGTTTTATTGTTCCTCTTTTCCATTTCATCTATCAGTGGTCCCGCTGTTGTAAATGTATGTAATACATCTGCTAGCAAACCAAAGCTACCCATTGTACCATACTTTAATAAAGATAACCTCATCCCTATCTCATATAGCGCTGATATAATAACATCCGTATCATACTCTTTGGATACATTCATCAGCGGGTCTTTCAAACTTTCTACACATGCTTCAAATGAAGCACGATAGTTTTTATCATCTGTCATATTTTTTCTCCAGTGTTTGCGTCAACAATTTCTAGTTCTTTAACATCATCTAAAATGTGCATGATCTCTACTCCATTATCAACTTCATTAATTTTTAGTACGTCATATTTTGTGGGGTCTCCCTCACCAGTTTCTTCTGCCAACTTTCTATATGCTTTAATGTATTGATAGATACGCATACGAAAAGTAAAAGGCTTGTCATTCTTTATGATAAACCTAGGTGATTCATCACTCGTTGGATCTTCAATTGCCTTAACGATTTTTTCTAAAGCGATTGAAATATCTGTCCAACGGTAAAGGTTGCCCGTCTTTGCCTTCTTCATTGTTTAACTCCTGTAAATATTCGTGATCGTTTGGGTCGAACATAGGGTCGTTTTCAAATTCTTCTAAGTCAAACTCATCCTCTAGTTCTAAAGTTTCATCTAATAAATAGTTATCACCTGTGGTGAATTTACGTTTAGCCATGTTTACTCCTAATCAAATACGCCAAATAAGTTTAAGACTACCATGATCGCTAGACCATAAGTAGTCAACCAAAGAGCACCGCCTGTAATTAAGTAGCATAAATCTTCAAACCACTTCAAGTCTTAGCGCTCCATTCTTTTACGTTTTTTGTTGTTGTCACTCTGTAATCAGAGAGAACTTCTTTACCTGTAATTTTCGCGGGTGTTTCTTCTACCAGAAACATTTCTGCTACATGCTCCGTGCCATCTTCTAATTCCACTAGCGTATTTACAAGTGTATATCCTGCATTGAGTTCCATATCACACACGGCTGCGTAGACATTATCATCTTTAATATCATACAGCTCGCCTTTGATTCTGTATTTACACACCTTGTTATCATAGTGTCTAAATGTTATTGGATAACTACGCAAGAAATCTTTGATAGTATAATTACTATCTACGGTTATCGCTTCACCGATTCGTTTTTGTTTTGCCATTAGTCCGTTGAGTCTTTCACCTTTCTTCAAAGTTCCGTAGACAAACACAAGTCTTTTATTTTTAGTTGCCATATATCTCTCCTATTCTTAATACTTCTTGAACTGTATGGCAATACTTTTTAAACAAATCATTTTGAATAAAACAAACTGTCTTTGGATTGCTATCCCCATTACCTGTAATGGTTTCAGTCTTTAAATTATTTAATAAAATACATTCAAATATTTTTGCGGGTTTAATCCATAGGTATTGTTTGCCTGTATATATCACCCAATCATCTGCAGTTGTAGATAACAAGCCCGAAGGTTTACCAAACATTTCTAATTCAATTAATATTCTGCCTGTCCGTAAACTAACTTCATCCATTTTTATTTCTAGCTTTTTAGATAGCTCGGGTATAAAAGCATCATACTCTTTAAACTTTCCATCAATCAAAGTCGCGGCTGGGAAACGAGCCTTCAAGGCATTTACAATACTACCTTCTATTTCTTTTCCTCTTTGTAGGTCTCTTACGAATGCTTCGCTTGTCACGTGGTGTCTCCTTTCTGCTCATATTTTCGCGTAACCAATCCTTGAGTTCAGAACGACAGAGAATTTCTGTCATAAAGTTTGCAAAAGAATTAACTATTGTTTCTTCGTCTTTGTCTTTGAGTTGGTACTGATAATATGCAACGTGCATACACTCATGTAGCACTACGTTCACAGCATCAGCACCCCCTCTCTCGATCATCTCCTTGTCAAGATAAATTTTATACGGTGGTTTAATTACAAATGTACCCTGTGCTTCACTCACTTCATACATGATATCGTGGGGGGCACATATGAGTTCCACCAAGAACGGTCCGATTGTCACATGTTTAGGTAGTTTCTTACTCTGCGCCATAGTTTTGTATACCATGTATCGTTCTCTTTGTCAAGTAAATTCTCGAATTTTCTCGAGTTTTTATGGATGTGAAACCACACATACTTCATCTTGTTCTTCTTCATTTTCGAGCCACCTTTCCATTATCTGTTCACCTGTTGAATCATCAATGTAATATACGTACCCATTGATAGTTATATATACACTCTCTGGTGTTCTTACATCTACAATCATCCTTGCTTGTCCTTTCCGTTATTATGTCGGGGTGTGTGGTACAACCAACCCATGTCGCTTATCTCTTGCTTGTTAAATGCTTCGACGAATTGTCGAACACTAAAACATCTGGGGTTAGAAGATGCTGTACCTACACCACTATCGAGGAAT